CAGATGGCTCTACCGTTGAAGGTAATAAATGATAGATAAACCAAAAGTAGATACGAATTCTCCTGCTTGGATTGCAATTAGAGAATATTACTTATCGCGTTTAGATGAGTTGCGTAGAAAGAATGACAATCCTCAATCACAGGATTCAACAGATAGACTTAGAGGGCAGATACTTGAGATCAAGAATCTCCTGTCTATAGAAAAACCCGTAGGCGAGTAACATCCCCTGCAATTAGTAACTCGCACAGCTAACTGCCCTGCGACTAAAATGCGAAAGCATAGGAAGTAAAATGGAAGAATTACAAGCACAAGAAGAAGGCAGTGAGTTAGATGTTGATATTGCATTCGCGGATGGGTTTGATGAGTTCGGTGAGAATTCAGATGACGCAATACAAGAAATAATTCAGCAAAATCCATCGTTTTCTGAGGGTCAAATTCGGGAGTTGTTTGAACAAAACAACCAAAGATTGTTTGGTAAAATTGGCGAAATTAACAGAGAGGTTATGCGCCTTGATGCACTGGCTCAATCGTCCGTGCAATCAAGAGAGTTTCAACCGCTCCAAGTTACTGCTGATATGTTCTCCAATATGCGTGAAGAGTTTGGCGAAGATTTCGCAGACGCTTTAGCAAGGGACTTATCGCAGATACCTTTGCATCAGCAAGGTGGCATTGATCAAAATCAGATTGATTACATCGTGCAGCAAAAAGTTTCGCAAATGGAAAATAATTTTGAAATGAAAATGGTTACAAGAGAGCATCCCGACTGGGACGCTATCGCGCAATCACAAGATTTTAACGGTTGGAAGAACCAATTGCCCAATGATGTTCAAGAAAGATTAGATACATCATGGGATTCTAATTTTATTTCTGCTGCAATTAGCGCATATAAACGAGATAAAACATTGCACCAAGAGAATCAAAGTAAAAAGAATCGGCGACTTGAATCGGCAGTAATGCCACATAGCACAGGCGGATTTGATGACAATTATGATGATGATTTTGAGGCAGGGTTTAACAGCGATTAACTTACTCTTATTTAATAACGTCGTGACGACGTAAGGAAGCTCCAAAATGGCTATTCAAGGTTATGGTACAACACCCGCTAGAATTAACAAATTCAAAGGCGAAATTTTAAAACACGCTGTTGCGCTAGAGGTTTTAGCAAAACAGGGTCGTCAAATCTCTTTGCCTAAAAACCAAAGTGAAACGTATGTAGCGCGTCGTTATGTTCCTTATAACGCAACCGTTGCAAATCCAAATAACTTCTTTCAAAACGTATCGGGTGATCGTGGCGCGGCAATGGCTAACGCACACTTAACGCAAGAAGGCGTTACACCACAAGCAGATACTATCGTAGCGCAAGATATTACTGCGGTAATCAATCAGTATTCATGCTTATACAGCTTCACTGATAAAGTGGCTGATTTGTACGAAGATGACATTCCTAAAGCAATGGTTGAACAAGTTGGTGAGCGTGTTGCGCTTGTCAATGAAATGATTCTATTCGGTGCATTAAAAGCGTGTACTAACGTATTCTATTCGGGTACAGGTACATCTGTAGCAACAACCAATGACTTTTTGAAATTGGCTAATATCCGTAAAATCACTAAAGCAATGCAGGCTAACCACGCTCGCCCCGTGACTAATACATTAAAAGCAACGCCTAACATTTCAACACAACCTGTTGAAAGTGGCTATGTGATTATTTGTCATACCGATTTAGAGCCTGATTTGCGTGATATTGCTGGATTTATTCCAACGTCACAATATGCAAGCGGTACGCCAATGCCAAATGAAATTGGGCGCGTTGAGCGTTTCCGTTTCATCACATCACCTGACTTACCCGCTCAATTAAGCGCGGGTGCAGCTATTGGTTCTACATTATGCCAATCTACATTAGGCACAAACATTGACGTATATCCTTACTTTGTATTTGCTCAAGATGCGTTCTCGCAAATTGCATTGCGCGGCAAAGAATCAATGTCACCTACCTTCATCCCAGCGGGTGAAAAAACTAAATCTGATCCACACGGTCAACGCGGTTACGCAGGTTCAATCTGGTGGAAAGGCGTGATGATTGAAAATAACCAATGGATGGCATTAGGCTATACCGGCGTTAAAGCACTTTAATTTAATATCTGCGCTAAGTTAATTCTTAGCGCAATCCTAAGAGGATTTTTGAAATGGCTGAAAACACAACCTATATTACTACTAATAAAACAAGCAGTGGTGATCCACAGCTTGACACTTTTGTTCGATTATCATTTGACGCAACAACTATTGTCGCTGCGGATTATGTAGAGTTAGATATTGGTGCTAAACCACGTTATGTGTGCGTTGAAAACTATACTGATCTTTCTAAATTTGAATGGTTCGAGGGCGTTACTGTTGATGTATCGGCAGGTTCATTTGTAGCAAGCACTGTCTACACCATCAAAACGGTTGGTACAACTGACTATACGTTAATTGGCGCACCTTCAAATACAGTTGGTGTTTCATTTACAGCAACCGGTGTTGGTGCAGGAACTGGCGTTGCTGTTACTAATGATAATGTTTGCCTAAAAACTGTTGCAGTAGGTACTCGTACTTTAGTTTCTGCTAACTCAATTTTAGTTCGTGAGCGCACAGTTCAATTATCACAAAATGCAACTACTGCAATGATTTTGGCAAGCAAAAACTTGTCAATTCGCGTATTGGGTTAGTATTTTAACGTGCAGTGTGCCTAGCGCACTGCAATTTTTTTTAATTTGCAGGAGCTTATACCATGACAATAACTAAAGAACTTCACACAGATGATGTGCGTGGAAGATCAAAGCCTTTAATTAACTTACAAGACAGCCTTGCTGATATTCGAGATAACGAAGATGTTATCGTTGAATCAAATAGTATTGATTTGGCTTATTTTGATGAGCTTCAATTTATGGAAGAAAAGATTTCCATTCGGTTAGAGCCTTCATCAGATAGATACTCGCCTAAATTTGTAGATGTAGCGGTTAATGGAAGAATTGAATGGCTTGAAGTAGGGAAACCCATTCAAGTAGCGCGTAAATATATTGAAGTTTTGGCAAGAGCAAAGTCAGATACGTTTATTACTATTGCGCCAAACACTAACGATGAAAACCCAGTGAATATGATTTCTCGCAATACGTCACAAAAGTATCCGTTCAGTGTTATTAAAGATTATAACCCGCGTGGTTATCAGTGGCTAACATCCGTATTATCACAATAATTTATTTACCGCATTAGGATAATACTATGACATTTCTTGAACTCGCTAATCGCTTATTATCTGAAGCGGATATTTCTGGCGCAGGGTTAATCACAACGGCAAATCAACAAGGGGAATATAAACAAGCAATTGATTATATCAATACTGCTTATGCAGATATTCAACTACAGCACGCCAATTGGGATTTCCTACGAGGAGATGTGTCATTTAACACTATTAGTGGTGTTAATAATTATTCTGAAACCGCTATAAGTTTGACTGATTTAAGTGAATGGTCGCCTGAAACCATGCGTATCTATTTAACAGCCAATGGGATTATTACTGAACAGTATTTAATCCCCGTTGGTTGGGATGAGTTTAGAGATTTATTCATGTTTGGGAATGCGCGTATTCAAACCGGATTCCCAACACATTTTACAATAAAACCTGCGGATAATTCCCTTACGTTTTATCCCATACCAGATAATGTTTACACAGTTGAGGGCGAGTATTACAAAGCACCTTTCACGTTAGTAAACGATACTGATGTGCCTGCTTTTCAAACTCGCTTTCACATGATTGTTGTTTGGCGAGCATTGATGTATTTTGCTGCACAGCTTAATGCGCAAGAGCTTTACGCTATCGGCAACATTGAATACCGCAAATTATTATTCAAACTTGAACAGTTTAACTGCCCTGTCCCTACTGCTTCGGAAGAACTCGCATGAGAATGAACGCGCTACCTAATGTTAAAACCCAGACGCAATACTCACGTTTTGCAGGTGGACTTGATTTGGTATCGCCTCCTCTCACTATTGATGCCGGTAAATGTATTTCAATCAATAACTATGAGTGTAATACCCTTGGGGGTTATCGTCGCATTGATGGTTATGAAAGATTTGACGGCAGACCTTCTCCTAGCGCTCAGAGTTACTATTACTGCCCTTGCACGTTTGTAGGCGCTGTCACAGTAGGGCAAACAATTACAGGTGCTACAAGCGCGGCTACAGGTAAAGTATTGCAGGTTGAATCAAACTATCTGATTATTGATAGAGTGACGGGTACATTTGTACTTGAAAACTTTAACGTCAGCGGTGTGTTAAAAGGCGCTTTGACTATTCTCCCATCTAAAGATGGTCATCCTACAGGTATTGGGCATGCTACCGCACTCGGCTTAACAGCAGATGATTACCGCACTAATATTACTGCGGTAACTGGTAGTGGGGTGCTTCGCGGTGTCTGTATGTACAAAGGCATTGCCTATGCGTTTCGGGATAATGTAGCAGGAACAGCAGTCGATATTTGGAAATCAACGTCTACCGGATGGCAACAAATCACACTGTTCAAATCACTGCCTTTTAAAACCTGTACGGTGGATGTGCTTGATGGCGTTGTGATTAATCAAAAAAATTCGGGCGCAACGGCAACTGTTAAACGCCAAGTTATTGAAACATCTCAGAATCTTGATGATTTAGATGCAACTAGTGATACCACAAAGACAATGGCATTGGGTTCGAGTACATTTACTACCCAAACTGGAAAAGCCTACACATCAGGTCAAGCGATTTTAGTTATTTCAACTTCTTCGCCCGCTAACTACATGGAAGGCACAGTAACGTCATATAGCACTAATCAAATAGTTGTCAATATCACAAATAAAGTTGGCTCAGGAACTTACGCATTATGGGCATTGCATTCTGATCCTATCAATATACGCAGCGATAATGGACGTTTCATTGTTACAAGTGTGACAGGTACATGGACAAGTAATGTAGCTGATACTATCCGAGTGGGTATTATTGATATCGCCATTGTTGATAATCCTAGCGGAAACCCTGTCACTCAAATTAGTATTCTACAAGGTGGTAATTATCAATTTGTACAACATAACTTTTTAGCTAATTCCGATTCTAAAAAGTTATATGGATGTGACGCTCTCAATCGTGCTTTTGAGTTTGACGGTGACGTGTATATTCCAATTAGAACTCAAATAACCATTGATGCGCCAACTACTATCACAGCGATTAATGGTC